TCGTAGCAATAGTTATAATCGTAGTAGCAACAATGATATCTTTAGCAGTATCATCTAACACAAATAAAGCAGTAAATCAAACAAAACAAAACCAAGAAACTTTAATGTCTAGAGAAGATTATAAACAAGAAATAAAAGAATTAAAACAACAAATTAAGATCAAACAAAAAGAATTAGAAAACTTAGTTTATGCCACAGAACAAGCAAAACGTAGAACAATTGCTAATTTAACAGTGGAACAAGAAGAAGCATTAGAACTATATGAAAAACTAGGTATTAGAATACCAGTTGACATTGTTGAAGAATTATCATATTCTAATTATGTAACATATAATAACGCAGTAAACTTTATTGAAACACAGCGTAAAATATGGAAATCACAATTATCAGTAGCAGTTACGAAAGGGATGAGATAATATGTATAATAACGATTTTAATAACAATGGTTTCAATACTGATTTCTTAGTTGCAGGAGAATTACAAAAACAAAATAATTTAAAACAACAAGAATTAAAAGAAAAAGAAGCAATGAGAAAAGCTTATTGTATAGCAAACAATGTTCCTTATGAAGAAATAGTTTACAATAATCAATCACCTAAATTCGGTCAAGGTTTATTAAAAGTATTCGTTTGTATAATATGGTTATTCATAGTAGGGGTTTTATTATCCGTTTTATTAACAGATGGTAATTTCAAAGATTTTATAGGATGGTGGTTTTAATGGATACATTAAAATATGCAGAAGCATTATTATTAATTAACAAACAACACCGAAACGGAGAAATAGATAGAGACATGTCTATCAAACTACATAATTTCTTCAAAGAACTTCACAACATTTGGAAGGAGAAACAAAAGTAAGATGATAACAATTCACAGAATCAATTCTAAATATAAACCTAGCCTAAACTTTCTAACTAATCCAGTAAATTACATGTCAGACTCAAATATATCAAATCTTATCAAAAGAGCAGATGAATATTGCATAAGATATGGTTTAGAATATGACGAACCAATTTACAAAGTCATTGAAACATCATCATTTAATTTAATGGAAAATACAGGTGTTAGGTTAAAATCAAATAAAACAAGATACAAAGGTGTAGATGAATTAGAAAAAGTATACTATGAAGCGAAACTCAGAAAGGTTGTTGCATCATGATTAAACTACAATATATGGTTTACGGTTCACTAGCAGAAAGAACAAAAGTATTTTCAGGAGATAATTGTTTCGATGATTTTCTATATTGGTTTTTCGACAAAGATATCAACAATTATAAATTCATTGAAGGAAAAGAATACATTCTCGGAGAAATCCAACAAAAGGGGATAAATAATAAATGAGTTATTTAGTTAACTATAGAGGTTCAATTATAGATATAGATTATTTAATAAATTTCAAAGGAGAAGATTGTAGAATTTGTCAGGGTTGTCATACTATGTATGTAGAATATAAAGGTTATGACAGTTGGTTTCACTCAAAAGAATGTATGGAAAAATATTTTAACCCCTCCAATTAAGGAAGGGTTTTTTCTTTTATGATATATTAAGGTTCTACGGTATCCTATGTATTTTAATATGTTTTAGATATTTTTATTATATCCTTTTTATAATATATTTATTTTATATCTTTTATATATTTTATATCTTGGTCTTTGTTTTAATCTCTACGTAATTCCGCTTTTACTGTACACCCATTCGCTTAAACATTTCATAACTAGTTTGTCTAATAATTTGATTATCAAACATTAACAAACCTTTCTTAAATGCTCTTACCATTTTATCTAGATAAATTTCACTTCTATAGCTATTAACAAGTATACGATTTTCATTCATATCTTCTTTACTAAGCGCAAATGATTTTTTACATGATGGGTCGTGATCTTGACTCAAGAACATAAAATCACTTTTCGTATCAACCCACATTCCCATTGTAAATCCTTTATAAGTAACGTTACAGAAGTGTATTGTGGTTTTAGGTCTTCTCATTACAAATGTATCAACATCATGTGTAAATTCATTGTCTAAACTCATACGCCCATAATCTAATTCATTAATCATAGCACCAAAACGAGTTTTAATTCTTTCTTCTTTAAAATCATTTCCTTTTGGTATTTCTAATACATAATGTCCATATGAATAAAATCTTTTAAACTCGCCTGTATCTTTATCAGGTTCAGGAAGAATATTAAAATATAAGAACCACGGATTAACAACAGAAACTGAGTTACTAAGACACACACATCTAAAATTGTCACGGTTACGTATAACAGTATCTATAATATTAAGTAAAGCTTCCACACAGTTTGGGGGATAACCAACATTATCTTTCTCACGAATAAATTCATCAAATAAAATAGTCTCAACATTCGGGAATGAATTACCTTTAAAACTTTGCCACGCGCTCAACGGAACTGCAAATCCCGCCAACTGACCATCTATATAAAACTCCTTTCCCTTTACTTTAAAATCAGTATCAGGAAATTCTTGAGCAACATCATTAAATAATTGATCGATTTTCTTTAATTCTGTTTTATACATTCTTAAGTAAATAAATTGAGCACCTGTTTTTAAGAAACGATTAATACAATATTTCTTCATCGCAAAAGTCTTCCCTATGCCCCTAGCCGCAATAACGAAGTTCATGATTCTGTTATAACTTAACATTTGTTGCGGATTATAATATAAATCTTTTAATTTATCTTTATCTAATTTGTTATTTACTTTTTCTTTTTTACCTTCTTTTTTAATTTGTTGTTCTTGTTCAAAATCAAACAAAGTTGTTGTCATAACAGAACCACTCCCCTTTATTATATTTTTAATTCCGTTTTAAAAATTTCAAAAATTAGAATTTTAAATGAAAAATTTTTATTTATGATTTATTATAAATTATTTTTATTTTTATATGTTTCCGTTTTCTTTAAAACTGTTCTATATTTAAATTTTATCTATTTATTAAAAAATATTTAGGGAGGGTTAAAATTTTTACACTAACATTCCCCGCCCATTGTTTCACATGAAACATTTATCTAAAACTACCCCAATAATTTAAACGTTTACTATCGCTTGTTTCACCAGTAGCAAGATAAGTTCCATCAACACCTTTAATCCAAACATAGCCATCTTTTTCATATCCAAAAGAATTATATGTAAAATCTTTCCCGCTTTCTAAAGTGCGAATATGTTCACTATTTGTCGATGGTTCTTTTCTCACCTTAATATTTCTATCAGAAGTAAACACACCATCTTGTTTTGTAAACCAACTAGAATCATAAGTGTTTTGAATTTGGTTTTTTACTTCTTCTTTTCCAGTAAACCATTCTAGACTCTTACCACCAATTAAATAATTCAAATCACATTTACCAACACCATTAACATAACCAGTTTCAGTGTATTGCCATATATCACACGGATAATTCGGCTTATTTCCACTATAACGAGGTATCCAAACAAAATCAGCTTGAACACGATTCATTTCAAAAGATTCATACATATGATGACCAACATACAAACCAATCTTTTTACAACCTAATTTCCTTAATTCATCAATGAAAGCTTGTGAACCTTCTCTCATATCATCCATTGTTTTTACTTCTACATCAGCAACCCAAACAGTTGCATTTTTATCTCCTCGACTATAAAAATCTCTAGCTTCAATTTTAGCATCTTCTACAGAAACGAAACGACAGAAAGCATAATTACCAAAAGGAATATCTCTTTTATTCATATCTTCAACATAACTTTTATATTTCGGATCAATATAGTTGCTACCATCTTGAACCCTAGCAATAATAAAATCTATATTCGGTTTAGCAATATTCCAATCAATATCACCATTCCATTTAGATATATCAATAATATTTCCCATCTTCAACCCTCCATCGCATCTAACTTTTGTAAAATCATGTCATTTGTTGTTTTTAATTCATTTAAAGCTAGCGTGTTTTGTTGTAAAACTTTAGTAACAGTGCTCATAAAATAGTAAGCAACAAACATTGCAAAACCATTATTAACAACAAAATTCATTATATCTTGCATAGTCATTTCACCCATTTCATTCAATCTCCCTTTTCTATCTATAAAATTTAACAGTATTCGTTTCCCATCCATTAACCTGATTAGATAATAATTGTTTAATATAATCATTTAATTTCGTTTTTTCTTTATCTTCTTGTCCAGTATTATCTCCACCACATGAATTAATAGCACCATCACCAGTTGTGTAATATTGAATCATACTAGCATAATGAAAATTACCACCATTCAAGTAACGCCAAGGAACACCCAAAGCAACAGATATTTCATTCACATAAGGAACTTTTATTCCTGATGTATTCCCTAAACTTGGTGCAACAACTGTTCTAGAATATTCCATTGATAATTCAAGAGTATGTTTCTTTCCTCTAGCTCCAACATATTTAGCATAACCAATTCCATAGTTATACTGTTGGAAAACGGTCCATATGTCACAATCAAATTGTTTAACTGTTTCTAAAGATTCTTTAAAATGTTTAACACCTTGTTGTATGCTAAGTGCAGGGTCTTTAATCCAATTCATGGGTTTGTTCATAGATTCAGAACTTTGCATAGGGTCTCCACCCTCTCCACCTGATTCAACCATCATTAAAGCAAGTAATGGAATCGTCGCATCTTCAACACCTTGTGTTTTACATTCCGCTCTCACTTGTGGTTCATAATCCCTTACCTTTTGATTAACTTTTTCATTTAATTGAAATGTTCCATTACCGCTATTACTAGGTGGTTGACAAGTTCCATTATCAATTCCAGTTTGATCGTTCGTATTAACCCATGTATAACCAAAATCAACAACAATTTCAGTATCATTTATAAAAAACGCTTCCCAATTATGAATCGCTTTACTTTTATCAAAAACAGACCCATTCATAACTTCAATATGTAAGTGATCTCCAGTAGCAAACCCCGCCGTTCCAGTCTGACCACATTTTTCACCTTGTTTTCTTTTCATTCCGACAGTATATTGCCCGTGATTATTATCATGCCAAAACATATAAACCATTCTTTTTGTTCCGCTTGGTGTATTAACTTCATCATCACTAGCCCACATTGTACCTGCTGAACCTTGTTGAATAACAGTCATATCACATGGAGCATAATACCAAGCTTGTTTTGTTCTTACACCCGATTTTGTTAAATGAATATAATCTATTGCTTTTGCTTTACTATGTGAAAAGTCACCTGATTCGCCTTGTGTGATATACATAACATCCATAGGGAACATGGAATTTTGTTTTCCATTTGCTCCCACGGATTTCATACCTTCTTTCATTAACGAATAACCAACTTAATATTACTAAAGTCAATAGCTGTCATTTCACCAACTGTAGGAACAACAATGCGTCCGGAAGGGAAGATGTTTACACGTGCAAAATCAGATGCTCCGCCACCAGTACCACCAACAACAGAAAATTGTGCTTGTCGTGGTCTAGCAATAACAGGTAGTTGACATACCATAACATCATCAGTATCTGTTCCACCTAACTTACCAACTTTAACAACACCTGATAATAGAATCTGATTACCGTCTACCTGATAAGACATTTTCACATTTTCGTCAAAATTAGTCCAATCATTTTTTAATTCTAGTTCTTTTTTATTCCTTGTAACTAGAATAACTTTATTAGCTAATGCGTTTCCGTCCTCATCATCATTTAAATTTAATTCATTGTTTTGACCAGCATTCACATCTACGGCAATATTAAATTTG